TTTGCACCTTTCTTACGCATAGTTTTTCCAGCTTTTCTTTTTTGGGCTATGTTATACCATAATCCTTTTTTAGCTATTTTTCCTTCTTTAGTTTTGTGATACCCTTTTTTCATTATCTTCTCCCATCTGGTCTAAGTTGTAGTTTCATTGAACCTAATCTCCAATTAGTTTCATCTACTACATCGGTTACAAAATTTAATTTTACGGATCTTCCTCTTCCTCTTACATTAATTTTTTGAGTTGTGCTACTAACATTTCCTGAGGTAGTTTGACTTGTCGTCGATTGTGGATAATCTTCTAAAGTCATAGTAACTGTTAATTCTTTAGATAAGCTAGTAAAATCAGGAACAAATTTACTTACTGACATAAATTGATCTCCGTCCCCAATCTCAATAGATCCTGAAGTTAAAGAAGCTGAAATTGCTGTGCCATCAGCTTGGTTATTTCCTACTTCATGATTATAAATATAAGAAGCTCCTGCCGTCACTCCAATTGGTGTATCGGACACTCCCGTGCTAGTTGTAGCATTAGCTGTTAAACTAGCATTGTATTCGGTAGCAATAGGATCTTCATAAGTATAAGCTCCAAGATAAGTAGTTCTACCTAACGTCGTAGTATACCAAGTTCCCTCTAAGTAGTTATAGACAACCAATCTATCTATTTGTGTTGCACTTGAACTTGGGTAATACCACATAATTTCATTAAACTCAGGATTAACACCGCAAGCAATATCATTTTTGTTGGTATAACTTATGTCATCATACACATAATCTTGTACAGAACATGGCATTTTTTTAACAACCCCATCATACATATAAAATGCATCATCACCCATCCAAAATGCTTGACCGTTTACATCAATAGCTGCATGTTGAGCTATTAAACCACAGTTAGCTCCTAGTTGTCGTTGACCAAAAGTAAAAGGTGTACCAACAAACTGGATGCCGTGTAGTGAAGTATCAGTCCACACAAGTATTTGACCTGTTGATCTAACAGCTCCTACAATACGAGAACCATCAGCAATACGAAGTGATCCTGCTTCATTTTCTGCTGTAGGTGCAAATACTGTTAGACTTTCTCGATCAGCAAATCTAAAAAATAAATCATCTTGAGTAGCACTATTAGCTACTGTGGTGCATGTTCCAAATAAAAATAAATGTCTTGTATCAGCCGATACCAAATTAAAACGAGAAGCAACAGGTGCTGTTGCACCAAGGCTCACGGCCCTTACACCTAACCCTGAGGAAGTATCCCATTTATAAGTTCCACCATTTAGTACGGTAGCTATTAAATCTTCTCCAAAATTATCTAAAGACCAGTTTCTTCCTGCAATAGTTACGCTAGAAGAAGATCTAGGTGTGCCCCATGTGCTTAATCCCCATGTTGCAACGCCCCATCCATATCCATACGTAGATGCAGTTGGTCCAACATTAATTTGATAATTCGCTGTAACAGAACCACCACCAGCGGCCGTAGTTCCTGTAGCATTTGAGGGAAAAGTAATTGTGTAACTGTTGGCGTCTATAACTGTAGTTATTTCAAATTCATTGTTAAATTCTAAACCATCTACAACATTGTTAGCACTACCATTATCAAAAGTAACAAAATCTCCTTCAATTGCTCCGTGAGCAGCATCTGTTACCGTTACTCCTGCTCCTCCTGAAGTTGTCTCAAAAGGATTAGTTAGAGAAGCAGTTTCACGAATAGGAGTAACATCATGAACAGATCCTTCTGAATATATGTACAGTTTTCTATCTGTTCCTAAAGCTAAGTACCTAGTGCCGTTAAGACTTATCCATGCATGACTATCCCTTACTACACCAATAATAGTTTCGTTAGGATTAGGAAGATATTGCCATCCTTTCCACCTTTCTGGTTTTCCGTAGTGAAAACGCACTAACTGAGAATCAATATAGCGTCGATCATCCCCCGCTGCATAAGGAGAATCCTGTTTATCTACACCAGGTTGAAATTTTAGATCGGTTAATTGCATGGAATGACATACTAAATTATTTCTTGTTTTCTGGCAAGAATTGAGTTCCTACATTTCCTTTAAAGACATATGTTCCGTGATGATTAAGGCCACTTATTACATCGGCGTATACACTTCCCCCAATTTTTTGCCATAATCGACAAAAAGCATAATCCTCAGATAAGTATCTTTTTGTTTCTGGTTCAATCATTGTATCAAAAAAAGCATAGTTCCAATCAGAATTGTCATGATAATTAAATTGAGTATCATGAGGTTGATTAAGATGCTGATCAGATTTAAATTTAAGTTCAGGGTAAGATTTAGCCATTTTTTCAAATACTTGTCTTTTTATCAACATAAACCCTGTAGCACCGTCTATAGCTTCTATAAACCCACTTTTAACTTCAATTCTTTCAGGGTTTTTTACATTAAGATTATATTCCAAAGAAGCTGCGTGAAGTTCATCTAAATCAATATCAGGTTTTTCAATAACTCTTTTTTTTACTTTTCTCCAGTCAATAGCTTTACGAGGATAAATTCCTGCTACAACATCTTTATCAAAATCTAACATTCTAAAAATTGATTTTTCACTAAAACCAATATCAGCATCTATAAAAAGAAGATGTGTATAATTACCTGGATCATCCATAAATAATTGAACTAAAGTATTGCGAGCTCGTGTTATTAAAGATTCATTTCCAATAGTTCCAAATTGTAATTGAATATTATGCTTAGGAGCTTCGTTTACTAAACGCAAACAACTTTTAAAATAATCAGCCGTTATCATTCCTCCATAACAAGGTGTTCCTATAAATACTTTAGTTTGCATCTTTATAAAAAATATTAAGTGTATATCTATTAGAGCTATCTCCAAAAGATTGTAAGTCTGAATGCCATATTTTTGAACCATTAAAAAACAAAGCTCTATTTTCTACAAAACCAATATGAGAAGATAATTGATTATTATGCATAAAGCCTGTGCCGTTGTTAAGAAGAGGTTCTCCTTTAACAAACAAAAGAAAGTTAGCAACATTACCTTTATCATCATCAACGTGAAACAAAGGTTCTTTTTTATTTTCTCGTAGGTGTGCACTTACAGACATGGGCTCAAGATTTCTGTGTGGAAAAAAATATTGTTTAATTAATTTAAGTAACGGATCACTATGAATACTTTTATTAAAAGTGTGTCGCATACCATATAGCTGGCCGTTAGGGTTTTTTACTTCATGATACTCTAGTTTTGTTACATTTTCTTGTAATGATTTCAATGTGTCTTCATCCAAAAAATTATCTACATACATAACAAACTCTGTATTTTTATTGTGTTGCATAGTTTATTTTGTCTTAATAAAATTAGCCATAACATAACGAGGAGTTGAATTTCCTGCAAACTGCAAAGGGCTGTGATATATTTTAGCATCAAAGAAAAGAGCTCTATTTTCTTTAAACCCAACATGTGAGTTTAAAACTTGGTTTCCTTCTTGCTCTGTATAAAAACCTGTTCCATTATTCATTAAAGGATTTCCTAATAAATAAATTAAACAGTTAAAATCTACGTTATCCTGATGAGGAATAGCAGGAGTGTTAGGAAAACTTAAAAAATAAAATGATTCCATATATTTTATTGAGGAAAAATTAAAATGTGTTTTTAATCCTTTAGTTACTTCTTGAACTACAGGAGC